CAGAGAAGTGGTTGGAGAACTATTTCGTTCAGGAAACTGCATATGCATGTATGTATTATGAGTTAACAGGTATACCCGTTAAGAAACTTATAACTATGATGGTTACACCTGGTGGTGACGTAAAAATATTTGACAAACGCAACAAAGACGAGTATATTAAGCTACTAGTTAAGTATATAAAGAAATTTGTCTCCTCTAATCTCAAATCTCATGGTAATGGATAAAGAACTAAACGCAGTGTTGGAGAAGAAGTTTCTTTGTCCATCCAAATTTGCACAAGACATCGAAAAGTTAGTGCAAGAAAATGATTCACTTAATTATATCGAAGCAATCATAGTTTACTGTGATGAGAACACAATTGAACTTGAGTCCGTACCTAAATTATTATCAAAACCTCTGAAAGAAAAATTAAAGTACACAGCACAGGAGTTAAACTTTTTAAAACGTACATCCCGTGCGAAATTGCCAATCTAGTTTCATAAAGTCCCGAAAAAAAATCCCGCCAAATTTTTCCCCTATTACTTTTTTAAATGGAAGATGATTATTTGCCAGAACATATCAATAATCTTTGGGAGGATATGGATCGTCTCAATGCATTATATGAAGAACTTATGTGGCCACATGATGTAGAACTTGAGTTCTCTGCTGACTATGAGAACAATAGAATTATCATCTCAATGAAAGATGAAAAACAAAAACGCCCTGCTTTATGATGACTGACCTTTTAAATATGAAAAAACTTGTACCTGGTAGTACATGTCCAGTGATGGTAACTAAGATTCATCCACAGATTCAGAAGGAACTTGATGTTTGGGTAAAGGAAAGTAAGAAGTTTAAGAACAGTCCATTAGCAACACTGAAAGCCCATGAGAATGTAGGGTATCTTTCTATGGATGGGAAGGCACATAATTCATATCAGTGTTCTATCTCTCCTAGTTTAGTTGATAGTTCTTTCTGGTTAGCATGGGTATTGAGACTGTCTGCAAAGTATTGGGGAGGAGGAAAAGATAATAGAAAGTTTAAAATGAGAATGTGGGACGGACATTTTGATGGGTATGATATCTGGACTAACTTTGCGTATAAAGGAGATGATAATCCTACACATAATCATGGTGGATTATTATCGGGTGTGATATACTATAAGAATCATGGTCACCCTACTATTTTTGATGAATATAATTGTGCATATGAGGGTCTTGATGGAACAATGGTGATGTTTCCATCAAGTACTTTGCACCATGTAGAACCACAGACCGTTAATAAAGAAAGAATTACTTTGGCATTTAATATAGTAGAGAATGATGCCCTTTGAAACATATAAAACTTACCTTGCAATGAAGCAACACTTCACCAAGGATAAGTATGATTATCACAAGTATTGTGGTCGGTCTCGTGCTACCTTAAGTGCATTTCATAAACGTAAGGATAGATACTTCTTTGAGAAGATGTCTAGGTCTCATCCAGACAAAGAGATAGAAGATTATTTTGTAGCAAACTTTGTATCATGTAAAGATCCAGAGACATTATGGATAGGAGAGATTATAAGAGAGGGAGATGATAATTTTAGGCAGTGGCAGAAGAAAGTTCAGTCACTGTCTTATGTTTTTAGAGAAGATGCTACCTCATTGTTTGATGAACAGAGAGTAGATGATGTCTTTGATTGTAGCAACGGACACCCTCCGATATTAAAAAGTTATCTTGGTGGGTTTACAAGTTTGGAAACTTTGGTAATATGTGATAGAATACTTGGGTACGTTAAAAACTTTGATAAAAAGTTGAAGGATCCTGTGTGGGAAACCGTCAGCAGACGGATTAAAAAGTACACACCTTTCCTAAATATTAATGTACATCGTTACAAAAAAGTTCTAAAAGAGGTTGTCATTCATGGCCATGACTAATGATGAAGTACTTACAAATTTAAAAGAGCAACTGGTTACTGTCAGTGAGACTCGTCTTAAACTTCTAGGTGCTATTGACGTTCTCGAACAAATTCGAGACAGTCAAACTGAAACTGAAACCCAAACAGAAACAACTGAGGAGGTTGAAAGGAATTGACGTTTTTCGATTCAGATCTTGTCCGTAAGGAGATGACAGACATTCAAGAACTCCAAGAGGAGATCTATGGTAGTGTCTTTAATTTTCCTCAAATGGATAATGAAGAAAAGGAAGAACATATTGATTTACTTATGGAACTTCTTGAGAAACAAAGGATACTCTATGCTCGTATGAGTTTATCAGATGATCCTCAAGCGAAAAAAATGAAGGAGAACATTCAAGAATCTGCCGTCATGATGGGGATGCCCAAAGATGTCGATATGGCCAATGTCTTTGCCAATATGGAAAAGATGATTGGGATTATGAAACAGCAGGTTGACAATAGTTCTTTTTGATCTTATAATAATCAAGTACAAACAAGCCAAATCTAAAAACAAAAGCCAAATCTATGTCTTTTTCAAGCCTAAAGAAACAGTCTTCTCTTGGATCGCTGACCTCCAAACTAGTTAAGGAGATCGAGAAGACGAACACTACCAAAGGTGGTGCTGATGAGCGACTTTGGAAACCAGAACTGGATAAGTCTGGTAATGGTTATGCTGTTATTCGTTTCCTTCCTGCAACTGATGGAGAGGATCTACCTTGGGCAAAGGTATACTCCCATGCATTCCAAGGACCAGGTGGTTGGTACATTGAGAATTCTCTCACCACTCTTGGTGCTAAGGATCCTGTATCAGAATACAATAGGGACTTATGGAACAGTGGTAATGATGGTGACAAGGATGTTGTTCGTAGACAGAAGCGTAAGCTTTCCTACTATGCAAACATCTATGTTGTGAAGGATCCAGTTAATCCTCACAATGAAGGAGGAGTCTTCCTATTTAAATTTGGGAAGAAGATATTTGATAAGTTAACGGCCGCTATGCAACCAGAGTTTGAAGATGAAACACCCATTAATCCTTTCGATTTCTGGCAAGGTGCAAACTTCAAACTTAAGATACGTAAGGTTGATGGTTACTGGAATTATGACAAGTCAGAGTTTGATGCTCCTTCACCTCTCCTTGATGACGATGATGCACTTGAAGCACTCTGGAAAAAAGAGTACCCACTTGCAGACTTTACAGCACAGTCTAACTTCAAATCATACGAAGATTTAGAACGTCGTCTTAAGTCTGTACTTGGACAGAAACAAGCACAGCGTCCTCGTATTGATGAGGAGGTGGTACAAGAAGATGATCCAACACCTGTTGCTGCTGCAGCAGTTGCTTCAGCACCTGATGCTGATGAGGATGATGCTTTAAGTTATTTCCAGAAACTTGCTGAGGAATAATTAACCCAAGTTCGGGTTGGATGCTCTCTTGAGAACTGGGTTTATATATTCTGTAGACTGTTCATAATCCAAGAGAGTTTCTATATCATCTAATACTATTGACACATATTCAGACTTTAGGAGGTTAATGTTTCTTTTATCCTCTTGAAGTCTGTCTTCATATGTACGGTAAGTGATACCCTGTATTGGACTTACTTCAACTATCTTGTTGGTTCCACTGTCTAAGAAACTTACTTTATATGTTGAGTCAACTTTCATTTCTTTAGGAACAAATACTTTTCCTTCAGAGTCTTTTATCTCTTCAGTCTCGTAGAATTTAATAACATCTAGTGCATCAGTATCGTTACCATATTTTTCAATCAAATAGTTTCTATAATCTTGTTGGGTTAATGGCCATTCATCTCTTACATTAACAATATTGTTTGAGAGGAGGACAATCCAATCTAAATTTGAATCACCGTAGACTTTGTATGCAACTTCATCTGGACGTTCATCACCAACGATTTGATACTTGGTGAATGACATAAAGTCTGCAAATAAATCTTCTCTTATTACAGGTCTACGGAAAAGATTTTTAACAGTAATAAAATCCTTATTAGTTTTTCTCTCATTGATACGAGAGATGTACTCAAAGTTTGGTAGGTTGCGGAAGTATCTAGACATTTTAGAATCCTATTACGTTGTCGTTATCACCATCCAACTCTGAGTAATCCATATCTACAATTGGATCGAGTTCTGTGAATGACATACTTATATCGTAAGCAGTCATAGATGAGTTGGGTAAGGTCATGTAAGTATTATCAGGTACATAGTTCACAGTGAAACTAGTACAAGCACATTTTTTTATTGTGTTGATAAATGTGTGCTGTTTTCCTTGCTTGTTGTAGAATCTAGGTT